CGAAAATCTTCCTAAACAAGATTTAGTCAATCATCCAAGCCACTATCAAGGAAGTAAAATGGAAGTTATTGATATTATCGATGATTTTTATTTGAACTTTAATTTAGGTAATGCGATTAAATATATTTTAAGAGCTGATTTAAAGGGCAATAAGAAACAAGACTTAGAGAAAGCAATATGGTATCTAAATCGTGAACTAAGTAAATTCAATGGATAAGCTAATCTTAGAAGGTATCTGCGTAGGGATTGCAGAACTTGGGTTCATAGCCTATATGGTTTATTTAATCCACATCGAATCTAAAAAGGATAAATGACCAGAAATCAAATCATTTCTGAACTCTACATTTCAAAGGAGATAAGCCAGGCACTTCGAAAGATGCAACCAGCGCATCTTCGAGAGGAACTAAAGCAAGAGATGTTTGTCTCTTTATGCTCAATCAGCGATGAGAAGTTCTGGCATTTACACGAAAATAAAGCATTGAAGTTTTGGCTAGTTCGGTGTATGTTAAATATGATTTATAGCACTGGTATCAATCAGCCATTTTTTAAAAACTTCAGACATCAGCACGAAGAATTATTTACAGATCGGCCAGACATATATACGTCACACGTTACTACTGAAGATGAACGAAATCATATCGAGGCTTTATATGACCACCTGGAAGAAAAGAGAGCTGGACTTACATGGTATGAAAATGAATTATTAAATACCTGGACTGATCTCAAATTCAATCAGAAGGAAATTTCAAGAAAGACTGGCATTCCTTACATGAGCGTAGTGAAGACAATTAGCACTATTAAACAAAAGCTAAGGGATGAATAAGAAGCCATCAGATAATGCAAAGGAATTGTTTAATAATTGTCTTTATTTCACTGGTGGAAAGATGATGGCTAGAGAATGTGCATTGTTTATCTGCCAGAAATTAATCGAGCAGTGCAAACGCATGGATGATAAATGCCATACATTGGATACGATAGAAGAGCTTTACAAAATAGACATAACAAAATGATGGTATTTTTAGCAGCGATCTCATTCGCCATATTTTTTAACATGACTGCATTGCCACAGAGCTGGCACATGAATTTCAAACCGTTCAATTGTGTACCTTGCCTATCGGTTTGGTGCGCATTAACATTTTTGTTTATACCAGAAGTAATGGTAGAGCAGATTGCAATCATGTTTGGATCTGGAGTAATAGGAGCATTTATTTATAGATTAATACACAAAATATGACACCAAAAGAAAAGGCAGAAGATTTAGTCAGACGAATGACTTGGAATTGCAGAGAATGCGATTTCGATTTTAACGCTAAACAAAATGCAATAGTAGCAGTAGATGAAGTAGTTTTATTCATGTCTCCTTTAGTTAATAGTAAAGAATCTTATGATTATTGGGAAAAAGTTATAGAAGAAATTGAGAAATTATGATACAAGAAGACAGAGACTTCCTGGAATTACATAAGATAAACTTTGAAGCGGTAGAACTAGGATACACTAGGAATATTCTGTTTCAAGATTTAACAACCTACACAGAAATATATCAGCGATATTTAGACCAGCGTTTCGTTTTAAATGCTTGGTGCGGTGCTTGCGTATTTGATATGCTAAAGCGACTAAATAACTATTACAAAAATCTTCAACCAATCGAGCAACCAAATGTCCAAATTAAGAATCCTAGGGGTAGGAAGTCAAAATAGTGGTGTAACATACCACAGACTCGCACTACCTTTATCGATCATGCAAAAAGAATACTGCATGATTACAGATACAATTACTGAAGAATTGCTGGAAGAAAAGCAATTCAATGTCGTAGTAGTTAATCGATTCTTAGAAGCCATTCCATTGATGACCTTGCTTGGATGGAGAGCTAAATTCGGCTTTAAATTAGTAGTAGATATAGATGATTACTGGTATTTATTTGAGAAGCATTTATCAAATTATACCTATCGAAAACTTGGAGTGACTAGGATCATCCAGGATTATATTAAGCATGCAGACCTGGTGACAACTACACATCAGCGGTTGTATTATGAGATCATCAAGATCAATAAGAACTGCGAGATCCTTCCTAACGCATTGCCATTTGATAAAGATCAGTTTACTTCTGTTACAATTCCACATGAAAAAGTAAACGTGATTCACACTGGATCTATCACTCATTATCCAGACATCCAGCAATTAAAGAAACCAATTCAGGAGCTGGCTAAATCTAAAGTATTTAGAGATACTGCAAAGATGGTTTTATGCGGATTTCATGAAGCGAATGCCTGGCACTGGAAGCAGATGATGGATCTGTACACTTGCGAAGGGAAACTAGATTATGAAATCCTTAATGCGATGCCAGTCGATAAGTATATGAATTTTTATAATGAAGCAGATATCCTTTTAGTTCCCTTGCTAGATAATAAATTCAATAGGCTTAAATCAAACCTAAAGGCTTTAGAGGCTGGAGCAAAGCGAATCCCTATCATGACTTACAATCGTGCGCCATACGATGATATTCCTACAATCTTTGCAGTGGATAACTGGGAACGAGATATCAAAAGAATGGTTCATAGTCCACAAATGAGAACTGATTTTGCAGAGGCTAATGCAGAATTTGTGCGTGAACATTATGACATCTTTAAAGTGAATGAGGCCAGATTTGCTATTTATAGTAAACTAATCGAATAGATATGCCAGTATTAAAATGCTCAAATGGGAAATACAGAATCGGATCGGGTGCTTGCATCTATGATACTGAAAAAAAAGCACTGCAAGTATGGCAAGCCATATTAGCATCTGGTGAATTTTTGGCTGACATCAATAAGGTTTCAATTGATTTTGATGATACTTTATCAACTCCACAAGGCCAAGCATTGGCTAAAAGATTAATAAGTCAAGGTAAAGATGTCTATATTATCACACGCAGACAATCAATCATGTATAATGCAGTATATGATGTAGCTGATAAATTAGGAATCCCACGTTCTAAAGTTTACTTTACAAATGGAAGAATGAAATGGGAACTAATTAAGAAATTAGGAATTGGAACTCATTACGATAATAATCAAAATGAAATAGATTTAATTAACAAGAATACAACCACTAAAGGATTAAAGTTTGCAGCTGAAGATTCATATAATGATTATCCGCAAGCAGCGGTAGACAATGCTAAAAGTGCTTTGAAATATGTTGAGCAACATGGCTGGGGATCATGCGGAACTGCGGTAGGAAAAGCAAGGGCTAATCAATTAGCTAATCGGGAAAATATCACCAGAGATACAATTGCTAGAATGGCATCATTTAAAAGACATCAGCAATATAAAAACGTATTATACGAAGTAGGTTGCGGAGGCTTAATGTGGGATGCTTGGGGAGGAACAGAAGGGATTGATTGGGCGATTAAGAAACTAGAGCAGATAGATAATGCAAGCAACTGACAAAGAATTTTTCGATCACGAAATTAGTATCGGAGTTTCCCCACATAATCCAGATTATTGGGCATTAATGATGGCAACTTCCAACATAATTAAAAACTATGCGCACTCAGTTATCGAGATTGGTGCTGGCATGGGAACTCTTGGAGAGATACTAACAAAAGAAGGAATCACATATTATGGCATCGAGCCAAATGTGCATCACCAGGAATTTGCTAAAAATCGGGGGCTATTATTGCATGGACTTGATAATTATCCAAACCATTGCGAGATGATTGTCTCGATTGAGGTGCTAGAGCATTTGACAGATGAGCAGATCAATGAGTATTTAGAAAGCATTGATGCAAAGTATTTTTATCTTAGTTCGACTCCATACACTACGACTCCAGAGTTCGATTCCTGGTGGGGACATATTAATATCAAATCGGTAGATGAATGGATTACATTCTTTGATGAGTATGGATATAAAGTATTACATAAATTAACCGTTCCAACTGATTGGAGCATCTTATTTTTCAAATGAGCAAGGGATATAGAGATATTGATTTAGAGGCAATTGAGGAAATGGCAGAGAAATACATTGATTTCTGCCTGGAATCAACTAAGGAAGTGCCAACTTCTGGCGGTGTTCGGATCATTAAGGAGCGACATCTGCCAACAATCATGTACTTTTTGCTAATCTGGCTTCCAAGACAAGGTGAAAAGTTCTATAAATACAGACATTATCACAACATTTTGCGTGATGAAAAGCATCCAGCCTATCAAACGACTAAGCAAATCGATGAAATATTCCGTGCATTAGCCGCTGACATAGTAGCAAATGAAGGCAAAGGGGTATTCTATGCCAAGAATTTACTAGGATGGACTGATCGTGCTAAGAATGAGGATAAGCAAGAGATTACAATCACTTACGAAACTGGGATAAAGCCAGAATAAATGGGCAAAATCAACCTAAAACTTCCTAAACCACATGAGAAACAATCCGAAATTATTAAATGTTCGGCTAGATTTATCGTGGTTGATGCTGGGCGAAGGTTTGGAAAATCAGTAATTTCCCAAACTATGGGAATAATGGAAGCAGTGGAAGGAAAATCTGTGGCCTATATCACACCTACTTATCAACTTGCAAAGACATTCTTTAAGGAATTAGCCAGAACACTTCCAGCAAATCTAGTAAAGAAGAACGAATCAGATCTATACTTTGAATTTATCACTGGTGGAGTAATTAGATTCTTCACTGGAGAGAGACTAGATAATCTTCGAGGAAACAAGTTTCATCTAGTAGTGGTTGATGAAGCTGCATTCATTCCTAATTTAGAGGATGGATGGAAGCAAGCAATTAGAGCAACACTAACAGATTATAGAGGTAGAGCGATATTTATCAGCACTCCTAGGGGAAACAATTACTTTAAGGCACTGCACCTAAAAGGATATTCTGATCCAGATTGGCAAAGCTTTCATTTTACTTCCTACGATAATCCATTCATTGATCCACGAGAGATCGATGATGCAAAGCGAGAGCTTCCAGAAGTCGTATTTAACCAGGAATATCTAGGGATGTTTGCAGAGAATGCGGCGAATCCTTTTGGATCTAGGCAATTAAATACTTGTGTTGCACCAATGTCAGTAAATCCAGTTAAATGCTATGGAATTGACCTAGCAAAGTATAGTGACTGGACAGTCATTATAGGACTAGACAATGCTGGAAGTGTAGCTTATTTTGACAGATTTCAAAATGATTGGTCAAGCACCCAGAATAAAATCCGCAACTTGCCTAAAGCACCAATGATAATAGATAGCACTGGTGTAGGCGATCCGATTGTCGAGCAACTCCAAAGGGAAGGATTAGATGTAGAATCGTTTAAGTTTACTAGCCAATCAAAACAAGAGATTATGCTCGGACTTCAGGTAGCAATTCACCAGGAGAGAATCCATTATCCAGAAGGAATCATAAAAGAAGAATTGGAAATCTTTGAATATCAATACAGTTCACATGGGGTAAAATACTCCGCACCTAGTGGCTTTCATGATGATACAGTTTGTGCTTTGGCATTGGCCTGGCGCAAGTTTGATTTCAAAGCTCCTCAGGGTAGGTACAATTTTGCATAAATAGCTATTTATAAATAATATGACTTGGAAAGATGTAAGTGTTTGGCAGATGCAGCAGATAGCAAATGTGCTAGCCAAAACCAAAGATGAAACAGAATTAGATATTTCTGTCAAAGTTCTTGGAATTCTGACGAATAGAACTGAATCTCAAATTGATTCTTTATCATTAGAGGATTTAAGAGCTGGATTAAAAAGTATAAACTTTATACACAAGGAGCAACCAGAACCAAAGCCGTTAAAATATATTAATGTAAATGGAAGAAGGTACAAGTGCATATATGACATTAAAAAACTTCCGTATGCAAGATATATGGAGACCAAGCATTTTGGTAATGATGTGATGCATAACCTACATAAGATAGGTGCTTCAATGGTTATGCCAATGAAAAAGACCTGGCTTGGATGGAAGTTAGACAAGTATGATGCTAGTAAGCATGAGGAATATGCTAATGATATTTTAGAAGCAAAATATGAAGCAGTTTATGGATCAGTAGTTTTTTTTTGTCAAGTATACATTCACTTGATAAACAATTTGGAGGACTATTTGAAGAACAAATTGGTGATGACGGGGATGACATTACATCAGGCAGAGACAACAATGGAAAGTTTATGCAACGTTTTGGATGGATTTACCAAGCTTCCATCATTGCAGAACATGAAAAAATAAAACTAATTGAGGTATATGATTTACCTACAATTCAATGCCTAAACGCTTTAAGTTATTTAAAAGCTAAAAATGCATTTGAAGTAAGCGAAATAAATAGAATTAATGGCAAATAATTCAGTTATAAATTATCCTAATTCAGACTTTAAATTGTCTGAATTTGAATCTGTATTAGTAGATGCGGGTAGTTTATTTATTTATTTAGCCCAAAAAAGGATTCAGGCTAAAAATAAAATTGATACTGGAGCTTTAAGTGATTTGCAAATCACATCTGTATCAAAGGAAGCAAACAGATATTCATTAACAATTGGATATCCAGATGGAAGCCCAGCATGGGATTACTATGATTTTCAAAATAAAGGAGTAAAAGGATTAAAAAGTGGAAATCCTAATTCAATTTATGCTTATAAATCTTTAGGAGTTTCAAAGAAAATGATTAATTCACTGATGGCTTGGTATACAAGACACAATATTTTTTCATTAAAAGAAGATCAAAAAAAGAATTTAAGTGGTTTACAACGTAAAAGAAAGAGCATATCTTCAATAGTTAGTAAAGCAAATAAATTGCAAAGTCTGGCTTATGCCACTGCAATAAGTATTAAGAAAAAAGGTTTACCAAAATTAAACTTCATTGATGACAATATTGAGATTGCATTTAATGATGCTTTCATTGCAAAATTAGAGCTGGCTTTAGGCGAAGATATATTATTAAAATTCAAACAAGAATTCAATGGCTATAACAATAAATAGTGCACCAGGTGCTTATTCATCAATCACAGATTCTATCTGGTTTGTAGTATCTTCAGACCTTTACGCTTCTTCTTCTTTTAAATATGTATTTGACATATCAATTAACGGCTCAAAAATCGCCAGTCTTAAAGTCTTCCCAGATGGAGGGAACTATGGTGTACTTGATGTTGCCCCTATCTTACGCAATTACTTTAGTAGCGGATTTAACCCAAGCGGAACTGGACTGTTACAGAATGCAAACTCCAATTTGCACCTTGACTATTCCATCGCATTTGGTGAAGAGTACGGTGGTTCAGCGCATCCAAACTTGACTTCAGGAGCATATAAGGCTTATGCATATCAACTTGATCCATACAGAACTTCTTTATCTACCTATGCTAATAAATTCCTAACAAGTAGAGATAGAAATAATGCAAAGATTGTACAAGGTGAAAAGTTCTATATTACCTATTTTAATGCTGATTTAGCTAGTGCTACGGCTACAATTCAAAAGTATTTTGAAAATGGGACTGCTGATGGCTCTGCCTCCACTGGTTCTACTATTTCAACTTATGAATCTTTAATCCTTGACTTATCTCCTCAAGCCATTAATAGCTATCTAGGAACTACAAAAATAGATGATAATACGTTTGCCTATTCAGTATCAATTGGAGCTGACACAATCAAACTATACCAGACTGCAAATCCAAGATTTACTCCAGTAAAGTTAATCTTCCAGAATGCTTGGGGTGGATATGATTCATTTGATTTCAGATTACTATCCAGAAAGGGTAAGAAATTTAATCGTAAGAATTATGATTCGGTTGATTATGTTCGTAATGGTGGGAATATGGACTGGAAGGATTCATCTGGAAAATTCTATGGTGGCCTTACTAACTTTGCAACATCAATAGATTATAGCATTAAGGTAGTAAGCGATTATTTGACTGTTGCAGATTATAACTTAGGTGCTGAATTACTAGCTTCAAATGAAGTTTACTATGCTTATAATGGAGATTTCTATCCTATTTCAATGAAAATGGATACCTGGGAAGAGAAGAATCTGAATTCAGATAAAATATTTAATTACGAATTGCAGTTTGATTTAGGCAAAACTACATATAGCCAGTTTAGATAATGATCACAGAGATATATTTGGAAGGGAATAGACTAGATTTATTCCAAGATTTAGGAGCAGATCTAACCTATGTTATTGATGACATTAAAGATTTTAGTTCTAGGAATACTTCTTATTCTAAAACTATTAATATTCCAGGCAATGCGAATAATAATAAAATCTTTGGTCATATTTATGACCTTAATATCTCTAATAATTACGGCTATAATACTACTGATCCAAACTTTGGCTATAATTTTAATCCAAGTAAACACGCTTCTTGTATCATTTACCACAATAAAATCCAGATTTTTAAAGGCATTATTCGCTTATTAGAGATTACGATTAATAAAGGAATGATGGAGTATCAATGCTCTGTCTTTGGTGAGCTTGGTGGATTTGCCTCCGCAATTGGTAATTCATTAATTGAGGATTTGAATGGGTTTGAAGTATACAATCAAACATGGACAGAAGGCAATGTAGTTAATTCATGGAATGCAAGTGGTGGAACTGGTATCGTATTCCCTTTGATTGATTATGGCAATTGCAAAAATAATGCTCCAGACTATCATCTTGATGCTTTTAGGCCATCATTCTTTGTATATGAGATATTAAATAAAATCATTTCAACTGCTGGATATACTTACGAATCTAGCTTTATGAATACTGCTATCTTTAAAAATCTTATTATACCAAATAATAAAGCTGACTTAGAAGAAGTGGTAAGTGATTTATTAAATGCACAATGCTTTAATCAAACAACTACATCAACAGATTACCTTTTTGTATTTGGCTCAATTAGCCAGTATTTATTTACAAATACTTCTGGAAGTACGTTTACTTTTATTGGAACTACTGGAACAAGTGGAACGATGAGCTTGAAAGGTACTGGACTACTTAGAAGTACAAAAAATGTAACGGTACATATAAACCTAAATGGTGCACCTTATTATAATATAGTTATCCCACAAACTGGAAACGTATCTACTACATTTAGCATTGATGTTTCCTTCCCAATAACGCTAACAAATAACGATTATTTTACTGTTGATTTTACTACTGCAGCTGGTCTTAATCCAAATTTCTCATTTACTTCACAAAATATTGTCTTTGATTTTACGGCTACAAATGGCCAGACAATAAAAGCAAACTACGGAGCTTCATTAAATATGAAGAATCTTTTGCCAAAAGGAATTTTACAAAAAGATTTCTTTGTATCAATATGCCGAATGTTTAATTTATACATTTGGGAAGATCCAGGAAATACTAAAAAATTATACATTGAACCTTATGTTGATTTTTATCAAATTAATGGAGGTCAATTAAAGATAAATGATTTTGGTGAATTGCTATTACATGGAGAGCCTGGTGATTCTACTGGATTACTTTTACTTTCAGATCCTACTGTTGATGCTTTGCAATGGAATGATAAGCTAGATTATTCTCAGACTTTATCAATCAAGCCAATGTCTGAATTAAATGCTAGATTCTATAAGTTTAGCTATGCAGATGATGATGATTTCTATACAGAAGCATACAAGAAAAAGTATACTGTCAATTATGGAGATAGAAAAGAAGATACTGGATATGAATTTGCAAATGATGAGCATGAAACTAATATCATATTTGCGCCTGGTGTCTTAGTAGGTAGATCGGGAGATCAAAAGATTGCCATGAATATTTTCAAATCATCTGCTGGAGTAGAAGAGCGCAAGGATCATGTTATTAGAATTGCTTTATTTAAAAAGATTACTGGTGTTCCTACTTATCATATAAATAATCTTTATCCTAATAATGGTAATTTAAGCACTCAGACTTCCTATGGATATGCTGGTCATTTAGATCATCCTACTACTCCATCTGCTGATATTAGCTTTGGAGTTCCAAAAGAAATTTTATTTACTATTTCATCTTATCCTACCACTAATTTATTCACTTCATTCTGGACTGATTACTTAGGTGAGATAACTGGTAAGGATAGTAAACTACTAACGTGCTATTTATATTTAACGATTGAAGATATTTATAAGTTAGATTTCTCTAAGTTTATTTATTTGAATGGCTCATTGTGGAGGCTGAATAAAATTGAAGATTTTAATCCAAACGCATCTCAAACGACTAAAGTAGAATTATTAAAGGTTTTAGAAACGACATACGCTGGATAAATGGCAAAGAAACAACAAGTAGTTTTAGAGGTAGTAGGTGAAACAACTTTGTTGCGTAAAGCATACAAAGAAGCATTATCTGAATTATTAAAGCTTCAAAATACTGCTGGAGCTACGGCTGATGAAATTGCAAGAGCCGCTCAAAAAGCCGCTGATTTAAAGGATCGTTTAGGAGATGCTAATTCTACTATTGATGCCTTTAATCCAGATAAGAAGTTCCAAGCATTTGGTCAGGCTTTGGCTGGTGTTGCTGGTGGATTTGCCGCTGCGCAAGGTGCTTTGGCTTTGTTTGGCATTGAATCAGAGAACGTACAAAAGCAATTGCTAAAAGTACAAGGAGCTTTAGCCTTATCAGAAGGACTAAATACCATTTTAGATTCAGTACAAGGATTCAAAAACTTAGCTACAGTAATTAAATCAAATGTAATCAATGCTTTTACTACGTTAAAAGGAGCAATCGCTGCAACTGGTATAGGTGTTCTTACTATTGCATTAGGGTATTTGATCGGTCACTGGACTGAATTGACTACAAAGCTAGTAACTTCATTCCCTATAATAGCAAAGGTAGCAGCTGGGATTGGCAAAATTGTGGATTCTATTACTGATTTCATTGGCATAACTAAGGAAGAAGATAGAGCCTATGAGAAACAGCACTTAGCTTATGTGCAAAGGAAGTTAGATATTGAAAATCAAATTGATCTTTTAGAGGCCCAAGGCAATAAAGAGAAGGAGATTTATAAACTAAAGAAGGATTTAGTAAATCAAGAAATTGCAGATTTAAAACTTAAATCGACTACAACGGCTGGATTAAGTAAAGAGGAAAAAGAAACTTTAATTAAAAAGCAGAATGAATTAAAGGTTTTAGATGCTGGATATAAAAAGTATTTGCTTGATAAACAAAAAGAAGCCAATGCTAAAAAGTTAAAAGAAGAACAAGAAGCAGCAGATAAAGAACAAGAGGCTTTAAAACAAAGAGGAGAAGCAGCATTTGAGCAATACCAGAAAATGGTTGACCTTAAAAAGCAAACTGATTTAGATGCACTTCAGCAAGAAATTGACACGCTTCAAAGATCTAATGATATTAGAGATGCAGATTATAATGCTGACCTAAATAGATTAAATCAAATAGTAGATAATTTAGATGCTCAAAAGCAAATAGAATTAGAAGCTATTGTGGGAACTGAAGATGCTGAAAAGAAAAAATTAGAGATAATTAAGAAATATGCAGATTTAACTTTTGGAGTAGAGCAAAAAATAAATGAAACTTCAAAAGCGCAACAAGAAGCTAGGTATAACATAAAAGTAAAATATGCAGAGCTAGGAATGCAATTAGGTAAATTTTTGCAAGATGCTGCTGGCCAAAATAAGGACTTAGCTATTGCGGGAATTGTAATTGAACAAGCTTCAGCAATTGCATTAATTGCAATAAATACTCAAAAGGCTGCTGCTGCTTATGGATATTTTACACCACTTGGTATTGCAACTCTTGCAGCTGGCGCATTAGGTATTGGATCTGCAATAATAGCAGCTAAACAAGGTATTGATAGTATTAATCAAGTAAATATTCCAGGATCTTCTAGTTCTGGTGGATCTGGTGGTATATCGATGAGTAATGCAGCTCCAGTAGCTCCAGCATTCCCTCCAGCACAAGCAACTTTATTAGATCAGCAATCCTTGAATCAAATTTCTAATGTAGTTTCAAGGGCTTATGTAGTAGAATCAGACATCACTGGATCTCAAAGTAGGATTAAAAGAATTCAAAACGCAGCAAGATTTTAAATAATAACAATATGGAATTACCAGTTTACGCATTAGAAATATCTGAAGATTTAAACGATGAAAGCTCTGTGGATTTTGTTGCTTTAGTAGATAAGCCAGCAATTCAAAGGAACTTCTTGATGTTTAAAGAACAACCAATGCAATTTGCAATTCAATCAGAAGACAAGCAGATTGTTTCTGGGCCGTTAATGCTAGCGGATACTCCTATTTATCGAAGCGATAAAAATGGGGAATACTATGTGACATTCTCTCCAGCTACTATTGAAACGATAGCACAAAAGTTCTTTAAGAAAGGCTATCAGTCAAATGTAAATTTGATGCACGATGGAAACCAAGAAGTGCAAAATATAACGATGTTTGAATCATGGATAGTAGATCCAGCTAGAGGGATATCTGCTATGAAAGGATTTGAGGATGCTCCAGTAGGCTCATGGTTTGGTTCATTTAAAGTAGATAATCCAGAGGTATGGGCAAAGATAAAGGCTGGAGATTTTAAAGGATTTTCTGTCGAAGGAATGTTTAATTATAAGAAGCAAGAAAAGGCAGTAGAGATGGCAGAACAGATGATGAATAAGATCATCGAGATTCTAGAGCAAGTTTCTTAAACGATAAAGTATTACAATTAATTTATTTATAAACAAAAGCAAACAATTAAAAATGAACGCAACAGAAGCATTAAACAAAATCAAAGCACTATTTGCCGAAGATGGCCAAGTAGTGACTGCGGATGTTCCAGCAACTGATGAAACTAAGATGTCTTTTGAATCTTATGATCTAATGGATGGTTCTAAAATCGAATTAACGGCTTTAGAAATTGGAGCAGATGCTATGCTAGCAGATGCAAGTGGTAACACTGCACCTTGCCCAGATGGTGAGTATGAATTAGCTGATGGCACAAGTGTAACAGTTACGGCTGGAAAAATTTCGGGAATCGAAACTCCACAAGCTGAACTACCTACATCTGAAGAGCCAGCAGATTCAGCTCCAGCACCAGCAATGATGGAAGAGCAATTCTCTGCAATTGATTCAGAAATCGAAGTTTTAAAAGCTACGAATGAAGGATTAAAAGTAGAACTAGCTAAAATGGAAGGTAAATTCAACCAGGCATTTGCAGAGCTTATTGCAGTGGTAGAAGGTCTTTCTAAATTACCAAGTGTAGAACCTACACAAGCTCCAAGAACGGCATTCTCTGCTGGCGAATCAAGAGCTGATAAAGAGAATCGCTTACTAGAGAGATTAAAAGCAATTAAATAATTAAAAAACAAACAAAGAAATGGGATTTAACGTATCAGCATTAACGGATTACACTATCCAAAATGCACAAGAATTGGTAGTTTCTTCTGTATTAGGCGCAAAGACTGCTGGCTTAATTAAGGCACAAGGAAACGTAATGGTAGGTGTGAAGTCTTCTGAGACTATCAACATCATGGACACTGATGCTATCTTCCAAGATGGTACTTCATGTGGTTTCACTGCATCTGGTTCTACTACTTTCACACAACGTACTGTGACTGTTGGGCCAATCAAGGTAAATGAGGCTTTATGCCCTAAAGATTTGAATAAGAAATATTTGCAGCAAGCTCTTCCAGCTGGATCACGTTATGATTCTGCTGTATTTGCTGAAGAATTTTCAAATCGCAAAGCACAAAAGATTGCTGCTCAATTAGAGGTTTCAATCTGGCAAGGTGATACAACTTCTGGAAACGTAAACTTAAACAAGTTTGATGGTTTTGTGAAGTTAGTAGCTGCTGCATCTGCTTCAGTTATCCACGCTAACACTTCTGGTTTCTACGGAACTCCTTTAGCTGCTTCAGCTGGTATCACTACTTCAAACGTGATTGCAGTTTTAGATTCAGTTTACCGTGCTATCCCAGCAGAGGTAGTATCTATGGATGATGTGATCATCGCAGTAGGTATGGATACTTTCCGTACATACCAAATCGCTTTGAAAAACGCAAACTTATTTGCTTACAACTTTGATATCAAAGCTGATGCTGAATTTGTATTGCCAGGAACAACTATTAAGGTAGTAGCTTTACAAGGCTTGAATGGAACTTCTAAGATCTACGCAATGCGTGCATCTAACTTGTTCTTAGGTACTGACTTATTGAATGAAGAAGAGAAATTCGAATTGTTCTACGCTAAAGAAGCTGATCAAGTTCGTTTTGTATCTGAATTCAAAATGGGTGTAAACTTCGCTTTCCCTCAAGAGATCGTAGATTTCATCTTAGCTTAATCTTACAAATAAGTTCGGGGAGCTTCCATTGGCTTGGACTCCCCTAATTTTAACACTTTAAAAGAAAATAATATGGCTTGGTCAGGATGTGCTTTAACACAAGGTTATGCGCTTGATTGTCGTGATTCTTTAGGTGGTATTACAGAAGTTTATTTTATTGAAAAGCCAAACGTAACTTCAGTTACTCAAGCAAGCGGTGTGATCTCTGCGATTACAAAAGCTTCTGGAAAGGTTTTCCGTAAATATGAATTAGTTCCAGCAACATCTTCATTAACTGAAAACGTTAATGCAAACGTTCAAAATGGAACTGTGTATTACGCACAAGAATTATCAATCATTTTAAATAAGTTACAAGCAAACACTCGTAACGAAATTCTTTTACTTGCTAAGAATATCTTAGTGGCAGTAGTAGGAGATGCAAATGGTAAATATTGGTACTTAGGTAAAGTAGCTGGTATTAACTTGACTGGTGGATCTGGTGCTACTGGAACTGCTCAAGGAGATCGCTCTGGATATACGCTTACTTTCTCTGCTATGGAGCAAGAATTAGCACCAGAAGTAGCTTCTGGAATTATCGCTGGATTACTTACTTAGAAGATAGTCGTTTGGTTGATTGACTAGGGGGAGGCAGATGCTTCCCCTTTTTTTATGTAATAAATTTAGACTTTGCTATTTATATTTAAGATGCTACATTTAACAAAGGGAAATATTGATACTATTGTGGTTACACTTACAGAAAAGTGTACCTTGCCAATACCAAACTATCTTTGGGTTTGTACATCTAGGACTACGAATGAGGTTGTAAAATTTGTCATATTAGGTAGCACTGATATTACAAATGCATCATTAAGATATAATAAGTTTTTGTTTACTACTAATAGCAAATTTGCTAATTCTACTAATGGAGAATGGAGCTATATAGTTTACGAGCAGACATCTACTTCTAATTTAGATCCTACTTTAGCTACTGGTATAGTAGAGAAAGGCCAATTAACGGTAAATGATTCATCGCAATTTGCATTCAATACCTATACTAAGGTAAATAACACTTATAAAGTTCGAGATATATGAGTAATGAATTGATGGTTTTGTCTTTTCAAGAGGCAAGGCAACCAGAATACAAGGAGAAAAAAGGTGAAGGTGGAGGCTATATCGAATTTGGTCACAGAAATGACTATCCAAACTACCTGGTAGATTTATTTAATAAGTCTGCAAAGCACAATGCCATCATCAAAGGCAAGGTAAACTACATCGTAGGTAATGGCTTCAAATTAAAGGAGGGCATAGATCCTATTGCAGAACAATTTATCAATCAACCTAACGGATACGAATCGCTTACAGAGGTATTGCGAAAGCTATCAACTGACATAGAACTTTTTGGAGGTGGATATTTAGAGGTTATCTGGTCAGAAAGCGGTGAAAATATTGCAGAAGTTTATCATGTAGATTATACTAAGATTAGAACCAATGATGATAATACTCAGTTCTGGTATTCTGATAATTGGCTAGATAAAAAGGTTAAACGTGATGTTTTAAACGCATTTAATACTACTTATAGAGTAGGAAAACAGATCATGTACTTAAAAGAGTACAGACCAGATCTTAAATCATACGCTCTTCCTGGTTACTTTGGTGCATTAAACTATATTGAATCAGATATTGAGGTTTCTAAACACGTTTTAGGAAATGCTCAAACTGGATTTAGTGCATCAAAATTAATCACTTTACCTGATGGCACTCCAACTGATGATGAAAAACGATCAGTAGAACGTAAATTCACGGATAGATTTGCGGGATCAGATGGCAAAAAGTTCATTCTTTCCTTTGTAAATGATGCTTCAAGAAAGCCAATCATAGAGGATCTAGGTGCTTCTGATATTACAAAGGAGGATTTCTCTAACGTAGATAAAATCATTCAGCAGAACTTATATGCTGGACATCAAATCACTGCTCCAGATCTATTTGGTATTTCAACACCAGGTCAATTAGGATCTCGCCAGCAAATGCGTGACTCTTATGAGATCTTTAAAAATACTTATGTCAATGATAAGCAAGTATATTTGGAACAAGTATTCAATGTACTTGCCAAACTTCGAGGTGCTACGGCAGAACTTGAAATAGTTCCAGTAGAGCCAATCGGTTTAGAATTTGATTCTTCAGTTTATATTGCTAATATGACTAAGGATGAAATTAGAAACAAACTAGGTTTGCCAGCAATGGAGGCGAAAGTTTCTACTAGCTCACAAGATGTAACTGATGCAATTAATACATTATCGCCATTAGTAGCTAATAAAGTTCTTGAATCAATGACTCCTAATGAGATTAGAGCATTGATTGGATTACCAGCTGAAACTGAAGGACAAAATATACCAGGTGTGCCAGTAGCAACTGCTCCATCAACTATGAAATCTAATTTTTCAGAAGATGATGTATTGAGCATATTTGCAGAATTTGGAGAAACAAAGGATGATTATACAATCCTTCAGTCAAGACACGTTTTCAGTGAAGCTCCAAATGATTTAGAGGAGGCTATGAATTTAGAATTTGCTACTATTGAATTAAGCAAACTAGAGGCTAACATTTTGGACTTGATCCAGAAAGATAAAAGAGTGACTCCAGAAGTTCTTGCATCAGTTACAAAAACTGATGTTGCAATTGTAAATAAGATTTTAGCTGGATTAGATTTAAAAGGATATATCAAAAGCAAATCAGTAGGATCTACAATTGAAAGATCATTGCCAAAGCCATTATCAGAATTGCCAGCTCCAAAGGCTGACACTACTACAATCATGATGCGTTATTCTTACGAATTTAGAAACGAAATTCCAATTAATCAACGTGATACTTCAGCACACCCAAGCAGACCTTTCTGCGCTCGATTAATGGGATTAAATAAACTTTATTCACGTTCAGAAATTGAGCAGATTTCTGCAAGAGTAGGGTATTCAGTATTTGATCGCAGAGGTGGCTGGTGGACTGAGCCTAGTGGAAATCACTCTCCATCATGCAGACATATTTGGCAATCGCAAATCGTAGTTAAAAAAGGATAATATGAAAAATACACTATTCATATCGGTTAATACAATCAAGGAGAGAACTGGACTTCATGCAAATATCGATGATAAATTGATTTTACCAGAGATTGCAACGGCCCAGGATATGTATATTTTGCCATTGCTTGGATCTAATCTATACGAAAGATTACAATCTGGCATAGTAGCGAATGATTTGAACGCAGATGAAACTACTTTGCTTGATGACTTTGTGACTACTACTTTGGTATACTTTGTATTATCAGAATTGCCAGTGGGATTATCTTATCAGTTCTACAATAAAGGATTAGTTCGCAAAACATCGAATGATACGAATGTTCCAGATATGCAAGAGCTTATCGATGTGGCAAACCGTTACAGAACAAGGGCAGAATTTTACAAGCAAAGAACGATTAAATATCTTCGCCAAAATGCAGCACTAGGGAAATATCCTCAATATGTTAATTTTGGTGTAGGTATTGATAAGATCAGACCAGAGCGAGATGCTTATTCTGCATCAATGTGGTTAGGAGATGATATTGCATTCAATAGTACAAGACCAATTTCATTTGAAGAAAAGTACCAAGGACAATTTGGAATCAGTCCAAACTATTAATTTATGCCTAAAGCATACACAAAAAAAAATATAGATAAACTAAAAGTTTATTTAGAATCGCAAACAAATGGTAGCACCAAGACAATTAACGCTGAATCAAACAGTAGCATTAATCAAGCAAATAGCCCAGGCACACGCTCAAATTAATACTGTTTATTTCGGTGATGTATGGGAATTTCTAGCACAAACTGATAATATCTATCCAGCGATGTTTTATTCATTGACTGGATCAAGCATTTCTGGTAAGACATTGTCATTAAATTTCAGCATGTTTTTTCTTGATCGCCAGATTCAAGATGAATCAAATGAGACTGAGGTGCTATCTGATCAGCTATTAATCGCACAAGATATTTATGCAATGATGCGCCATCCTAATTTCAATTGGAAATTAGATGAAGGTGTGACAATAGAATTTTTTACAGAAGAAGACAAAGATTATTTGGCTGGAGTTAAAATGGATGTAATAGTAAACTATCCAATGCTTACAGACAGATGCCAAATTCCAGCAAATTTTAACTATCCACTCTAAATGGCAAATAAAAAATTAAATCAGTTAGTTACTAAGCCATCTATTGGCACTGGAGATTTATTCCCTTTAGCTGATGCAACCACTGGCCAGCTTTACAAGACAACTATTTCCGATCTAGGCACTGCCATAGGATCTGGAGTTTCCTCTGTAAATACTTTAGTAGGGGCAGTCGTTTTAGATACTGATGACATTCAAGAATTAGCTAGTCCAGTAAATAAATGGTACACTGATCTTCGTGCTAGAGCTGCGATTTCTGCTGGAACTGGTATCTCTTATAATAGTGGAACTGGTGTAATTACTAACACGATTACTCAGTACACAGATGCACTAGCAAGAGCAGCAGTTTCTTTAACTACTACTGGATCAAATGGCTCTGCTACTTATAATTCTACTACTGGAGTATTAAACGTGCCATCATATACACTATCTGGTTTAGGTGGTCAGCCATTAGCTGGAAACTTAACTGCTTTAGCTGG